ATATTTTATTTGTTTTTACATTTTTAATAATACAGGATTGTATATTATTATTAATTGGCATTATTTGATATTCAACAAATTTAATTTTTGAACAAGTACAGTCATACCATACATTATATTTAAATTTACCATAAACTGGATGTTCAACTTCTACAGCTTCTTCTGTAGGTTCTTCTTTCATAATCTTGAAAGGTTCAAAAAGTAAATCTTCAAATCTACATTTATAAATATTTTGTTCATCTATCATATCTTGATTAAAATTTTTGAATATAACACGACCATTTTTTAATTGTTCTATTGTTAAATTAGAATGAGCATAGAATACTAGCTTATGTACGTAATAATTTTTATTTTTGTATCCAAATGTTCTATAGTATCCATTGGCGCCTTTATTACTCTTAGAACCCACTATCAATTTTTCGGCAATTTTTATCTGACCATCTTTTGATGCAAAAATAAAATGATTGTCTATTAATTCTAATGGTATTTGTTTAAAATTCATTTTATTATTAGTAATTATATATATAATTTTATCTATTGTTTTTTCAATTTTAGTTGTTATCAAAAAATAAGAATATTGATTTTTTGATAAATAAAAAATATAATATGTGTGATACTCTCTAGTTGGAGTCCTTTATACCCTTCCTTTCGGAATATTTCTCATAACTTCTTAATAAAAAGTTAATCGGGAGTAGTCTTGTAAGCGTGAATCAATTTATTTTTTAATTCACTATAATACTATACCTTAAGCCCATCATTGAAATTTGGTTAGAATTTCTAGGACCCATTGTCGTCTAGTCGTTGAACTTTATCCATAGTCTACCATTATCTCTTAATTGTCGACGTTAGGATCTTAGCTGCGGATCGCCCATTTAAGATTGTTAAATCTTTATCCAATATATTTTTACGTTAGTTCTTATACAGAACAAGTCCAAGTGGTTACTCTTGGTCAGATAATCCTTTCAGATTTATCTTTCGTAATATTGGTTTTAGGGGTTTCCCGCAATTTGGCAATGTTGCATTATTAATTATAATTAATAACACTAGTATCTGAGTTTACGGTCGTCTTACATATGATTTCTCGTATGTAAGACGCACGTTTGTGACTCGAAATGGTTTATCTGGTAGTATAGCACAAATGCTACCAGCATGATACTTTTCTGCTCTATTGATATGATCATCAAAGCAAGGCCGGCCATGCCACTCATTACACGAAGTACGTTGTAGTTAAATGCATAAATGTTGAGGTCAGAGTCGGAGTTGAGGTATAAGTTTTTGAAGGCGGAAGAAGATTCTAGGGTTTTGCTGCCGAGAGTTATTACGAGGGTGGCGTTATCGATACGAGAGAAGTTGCAAGTACCGGAAGGTTGGTGTTCTTCAGGGGTGAGGGCGAAGGAGTATACGTTTACACCGTCAGCGGGTGTGTTGGAGAAGCATTGGTAGGGTTGTACGTAGTTGAAGTAGTCACCGTCACGTTCGGCAAATCTTTCGTGACCGTTGAGTTGGAGTAAGGCAGTTTCTACAGGGTTTTCGGATCTGTCGAGTTGGAGACCGTAGTTGTCGAATTGGTATACTACAATGTCGTTGGTGGCGGCACCTTCATTGCCAGTGTTAGTGTTACGAGTGGCAACTGCACCGGATTCGATTAAGTCGGCAGTGAGAGAGGCAACTTCTAAGGGGAGGAGAGAACCAGTGATTGTTACGTTGTCTTCTACAAATAAGTTGGTGTCTACTACGATTGCAGCGGCGGCGGTGAAATAAGCTGCGTATGTTTCGGATAAGCTGGCGTTACCAGTTACATAGTCACCGTTGGTGAGAACCATGGCACCGGATGTAATTCTGGCCCATCCAAGAATGAAACGTTTGGTGGCTTGGAGACGGATAGCATTGGCATCAGTGGCGTGGTAGGCCAAGAAGCGGTTGCCAGATGTGTAGCGGCCTAAGCGAACAACCCATGCAAGGAATTTGCAAGGGTGGTTGAAGGAGAGGCGAGTTTGTGTTCTGACGGAGTTGATAGATTCAGTGGAAGGGAATTGAACTTGTTCGATGAGGTATTCGTGGGTGGCTTGGGCAAAGCGTTTGCGTTCTTCTTGGTCGAGGTAGATGTAGTCTACCCAGAGAGAAGCATCAAGAGCGGGCTTGGTGGTCCATGCAAGGGCAGAGCCACTACCGTATTGAGATACGGTGAGGTATTGGAGTTGAGTGAATTCGAATGTGATGCGGACTTCGTGGTATTGGAGGGCAATGAGAGGGATACCGAGACCATCGTGTCTGCAGTTGAAGAATTGAAGAGGTACGTTGAGTACGTATTCATCGTGGGAGTTGGCAAGTTCAGTGTTGGCAGGTACGTTACCTACCATGCGAGCATAGCCACGTTCGTGGCCAGTCTTGTGGGTAAGTTCGTACCAGATGTTGAGCCAGTCACCGTATTGTTTGTCGATTTGGGTGCCACCAATTTCGAGGTAGTAATTGTCAATGAGGGCGTGGCCTACATTGGATACCCAGGCCCATTTGGTGGTACCAGAGGCAACACCTTCTCCGAGGGTGGCACGGAGGTACATTTTAGTTACTACATCGGCATTGCGGGTTAATTGAACAGTGGGGCGACCGCCGAAAGAGGGGGTGCCAGTGAATGTTTGTTCGATAGATTCGGAAGCGAAGTTTGTGTGTCTTCTGTAAACGCACTAAAATTTAATAATAAATTATTAAATTTTGATCCCCAAGGTTTCCCAAGGGGGTGGACTATATCTTAAGCTGTCATTGAAATTTAGTTAGAATTTCTCGAGCCCACTCGCATTTAGTCTCTGAACTGCATCCATAGATCTTACTATAACGATCTTTAGGACTTGGCTGCGGATTGCCCAATCCACGTAACTTATTACCATACCCTAGTTTCCTATTCTAGGCCATCAAAGAATTTCTTCTCTGACTTGGTATCACGTGGCTCTAACACATAATGCATGATTATTCTTGTTGTGTTGACTTTTCCTCAAAAGTCGAGGGTGTTCCCGCAATTTGGGAGTGTTGCATCATTAACTCATGTAAATTATATTGAATTAATAATACTAGCAATTACTTTTAAATAATTACTTTTTAAGGCCGTTAAAAACAGAAGTTGACCTTGAAAACGCTGATACCCCATAGTTTCCCATGGGGGCTAGACTATATCTTAAGCCTAAAAATAATTTTTTTATTCTCAAATTTACTATTTTTAAACCCACTAACATTTAGTCGTTGAACTGCATCCATTTTATAAAGAGTTTAGCTGATTTAGATAATCTGTAGCTAATTTTAATTTTTCTTCTAATGTTAATAATTTGCTGGTAAAATATTTTTTTTTACCTTTGGGATGATTTAGTACTGCATACCCTTCACTTTGATAGACTTTTGGTCTTGGATCAAGATGAACTAAATACATAGGTAAATCATCTTTTTTATGAGATAGACTTAATTTTAGTTTATGGTCAATTGTTAATTCTTTACCAAAGAAATGATGATTTGCTCCTTTTTTAGCTTCACTAATTTTTGCTTTAGTGTCATCAGTTCTTGGTTTATTGTAATTAAAATTTTTTACACCTAATTTACTTTGTCGCATTCTTTCACGACTTTCTGCACAATGAACTTTTTTAGAGTTTCCTCCAGAAGTAATATTGTATCCGTTAGGACATAATGAATTATATTGTTGTATATATTTTATTTCTTTTTCATCTAATTCATCATTTGTTCCTTCAAATAATTGTTCTATTGTGAAGTTTTCAGGCGTATATTTCAATATTGCATTATGTAATGCAATACATCCTTTTTGTTTACAATGTTCAGACCATCTTTTTTTTAATGTTCTTGTTGTTTGACCAACATAACATTTATTGTCTATTTTATTTTTTATTAAGTATACTATTCCCATATTATTACAAATTATTATATTTATATTTTACTCTTTATACTTTAGGACTTGGCTGCTGATAGCCCATTTATAAACTGTTACTTTTTAAACCTACGTAAGGTATTCATAACAATTTATTATCTTCTAAATTTTTACGTTAATTATCTATTCGATAATAAATCTAAGTTTTTATTCTTAGCCATCATGTATTTCTACTATGATTTCGTATTAGAAGTTTTAGGGGTTCCCAGAACAATTTGATAGTGTCGCAAATAGATTATATTAAAATAATTCTTTTTAATCTATTCACTAGCAACAGTAACAGCAAAAACGGTGGATTTTTGCGATGGAATACTAAATGATTTATCCTTGAAATATCCATATATTCAAGGCATGTTGCTTTTCAACCCTTTATTCAAAGGTGATTTGAGGATTACCAGT